TTGTTACATCTTCGACCGGAATATCACCCAAGTCTGTGTGGATTTGAGTGCCCTTTATTACGCAAGATATTCTTGCATTGAAAATAAAGACTGGCTCTGGCTCATATCTGTTACAAATATGTCCATCTGTAAAGGGACACGATGAAGATGACTCTAAATCCATATTAGAACAATCTGTTGTATACGGATCTACAAGGGAGACTCCGTCAGCAGAATCAACAAAGTAAGATATAATTGGAGCGTCTTGCTCTCCTGATCCTATTGTGGCTCGAAGAGTTGGATTTATAGAGTTTATAGTTCTTGAAAATGTGGGTGTGATATAAAATTTGGAAAATTTTCTCTGCTCAAGCATGTCTCTATTCTGACCATATCTTCCCGCTCTAAAGATAGCTGTTGTGAACTTTGCCGAAGTATCCATGATACCATAGGCATATCCATTTGCCCCGCCTGGGCCCATATTAGAGAATAATCTTATTACATCTGTCTTCCAAATCGTTATTAGCCCTGGAGTTGGAGGATCGGGAGGAGTGGGAGAAGCGACGGCAGGGTAGGCGCAGATGATCTCCGGGGCGGTCCTGAACGAAAAGTCATACCCCTTTCTAAACATTACATCGAAGCATGCCTTCTCATCGGTTTTTGTGTTTAATATCTCTCTACCTTTGACGGGGTGCATCCAGTACGATTCGTAATATGAGTCAGTCCCGAAATCGCCTCCGTCCAATATTTGCTCCGCGCTGGTGGGGTCGGTGTCGTCGGTGAGGTTTTTATTCCAGTTTGGAACAAACCAGCTATTCCAGCTAACTCTTGACCATCCGGGACCGAATTCATCACTACACATATCAAATGTTGATCGAGATAAATCCATTCGCCTGTCGCCGGTCATGGTCACGGCGTCTGACCATCCCGGCTTCAGTGCTGCCTTTGATGGTATGCTATGAAGATTTATTTTAAAATTTTGTTCTATTCTACGATCAGTATTCATGTGGTGGTAAGGCAATGCTGTCTTATTAGAACGATACATGTTGTGAGCATTTGGCTTAAGGGGATCACCAGTTCCTGCAGATGCTGACTCATTTAGCTTGCAACCATCTAGACCATTAAGAACATCATATATAATTAGCTGTCCTGTCTTGGCATCGCTCTTAAGAGCTCCGCCCATTCCTGATCTTCTTGCCCAGTCTTCTGCATCAGGCATTATTGTATCAAAATATCTCTCATTAAAATCTGTAGCCTGAGCACATCTTAAAAGCGGACTAGTTTTTGACGAATTAAGCATATTAACATTCAAGGATCTCATTCCGTGTCTGTCTAAGCGAAGACCCCCTAGGCGTTGTTCACCGCTGGGAGATACTGTACCTGCGGGCTGTGTGCTGAAGCTATCTATCTTACCATAGATTGCACCTCCGACTAAAGTATCTCTACGCATTGGGAATGTCCAATGCTTGACTAAAAAATGCGGCAGGAGGCTATTGAGGCCGAACATGGCCTGATATATTCCTGATGGATTATCACCCAGCTTCTGGATGATATTATTAATTGAGTGGGAGCCCTTCGAAAAGCTTATAGCTCTTCCCCTTTCGACATAATCAAATGATGGTTCAAATATACTTGAAAAACCTTCTGCCTCCATGAATGCCTCGGAATATCTGAGAATCGAGCCATTCAGAAGATAGTAAGTTTTTTGGAAATTTTCAAATGTATACTCTCCAAACATTCCGCCGAGAACATAATCAGATGTATATCCGTGTGAAAGTTCTCCTCTATTCTCTATGTCAAACTGATCAACTACGGGATTATCAAAGTGAAGAGCCTCATGAATTGAATCTGATGATAGATTTTGATTGAGTTCGAATAGTTTCTCCTTATCATCCCTTATCATTGATCCAAATAAGGTTAGTTTAGCAGGGCCCTTTTCAAATACCATGAATGATCCGCTTATTTCAGATAGTGATCCTGATGTTGGAAGGCCTGCGGGAAGATTTAACAAATGTGTATTCGGAAACCCCCATCCTGCAACTGCGTTAACTGTGCAGTGATCTCCTGGAACGCCTGCAGGATATGCTAGTGGGCTTGTTCCACTACACGGGACAGAAGATATTCCTGCATCGCAGCCTAATATTAATTCATCTCCCGGCAATAGGACATATGGGCTAGGAGTGCTAACCGGAAGATCTCCAAATACAATTGGAAGTGTTGTTGTTCCAGAGTTATCAGGCACCAATACCGTTGCAAATTGATCTGACGAACAGAACCAGGAATAATCGAAGATGCCTCCATATCCGATTCCCCCTGCTGCTTGAACGATATTTGTATCAGCTCTCGTCAGCCACTTAGAATCTTTCGTCATTTTTTCATTCTGAGTCCTTAGGCCGGACATTAAACGAAATGGTCGTGAATCTTCTGCCATCCTAGATTTTGCTATAGGGCCGTGATCGTCCATATGCGCTATCCTGTATATCCATTCCGGATTAGAATGATGAAATTTTCCTCTTAGCGGGTAACCTAGCGTGTACGCCAGCGGAAGACCAGCATTGACGTCGACTGGTCGACTTCCCCACATCGGGACTGCATCTCGTCCAAAGTACTGAATATATGGAAAGCCCGGGCCCTCAGATGTGAAATAGGAATCATTTACTCCTTGAACAAGTGCTCCATTGAAAGTTAATCCGAATGAGAATGCTTCAGATGTTGCCTTCTCACCCTCAAAGATTCCGTTAAAGTGGCAGCCAGATTGAAGTGAGAATACTACACCTCTTATCTGTGGTAAGCTCGTGTCGTGATTTCCCCCAGCTGTCTTACTCGTCGGAGTGATACCAAATGCGCCACTTACGTGCCTTGGGGATGTAGTCCCGCCAGGCCAGAAGTCCTGAACAACTATACTCCCAACCTGTGACGGAACGAATACTCCGCAGGTATTAATTTCCCTCGCAGTGGGGATTACTGGCGTGACATGAAGATCATCGTAGCCGGTATCAGGTGCAAAATTTCTGTGTGCTAAACGAGTTCCTCCCAAGAACTGGCCAGATGCAACTGCAGGTGTCATCTCAATTCTAATTGATCCTGTAAATGATGCCTCCATGCCAGCGGCGTCGGAGCCGCTTATATCTAAGATCTTAGGAGCTGGTAGAAGATCACCGGCTGAGTCGTGAGTTTGCAATAGCTTAATAGAAACAGCTGGATTGTGCGGGAGGCCTCTCTTGTCTATTTCAGACTGAATATCAGTATTGAATGCACCTGGAGACCAGCACGCAACAGACCCACTGGCTATGAGAAATCGCTGAGAAGACTTGAAATCCTCTACTGAGTCTTGGGCCGAGCCAGGATCTCGTGCCTGCCTATAGAGAAAGAAGACATAATTGTCTATATCTCTAATTGAACTATCTACTGAAACGCCATTTGGAAACTTTACATCCCAGTCAACGAACGCATCCTCAGTGGACCATGAGTCTCCTCTATTTCCCTTACCATCCTTTGGCCTGTTGGCGTAGATATTTCCATTTTTTCTTCTAACCCTTATTGGAATTTCAATAACAGCCTTCTCTAACGCAAAAGGATGTGCTATATAGTTTGACATCTTAAATACATTACTTGCAGTTGCGTGGAATGTTGCATTGTTCGGCCCCATTCCAGTCATTGTTGGAGCACCGATCTTATCATACCCCATTTCCAATAGATCTTCGTAGGTTCCAGCAAGGAATCCCATATGATGAGACATTGTAAACTGATACTGTTTAAACTCTGTACTCATTGGCCAGTTAACCGGGTCACTGGGGGAGGTTAAATCTTTCCCTAAGTCTAGCTCCCACGTGGGAATGTCTCCCCATGGTCCCCATCCCTGATTAGTCCCTACTATCCAACCGCCGGGCGGTGTGTTATAGTAGTTTGAATTAACAGGCTTCCCATGGTAGAACATAGTATAAAATGTTCCCCAGCCGCCCCTATTTGTGCCGCCAGATCCGCCGTGCCAGGGAGGATCGAAAATACTGTCATCTGTAGCAGTGACCCAATCAGCTCCTTGGGGACCTATTATTCCAGCACTAGTTTGAAACCCCTGGTCTTCCCAAACTCTCAAGACAGGATTATAATATTTAAATCCTGTGTGATATGATCCTGAAAATTCTGTTCCGAACTTATTCCAGTAATGCAGATGCTTTCCGGGGTCATCTGGATAAAAAACAGGAGGAGAGGGCCAGGCGCTGACACAGACTGGAAATGATCCCCCTGGGTATCTGTCTGATCCATAATCGCCGTGCATTTGCCATGAATTAAACCTTGATATTGTTCTTTCTTCTGAGGAGTCGATCGGTATTACTATTTGAATTTTGTCATCTAGCGGAGAAGAGAATCCCGGATACACGCTATTTGGTGTTCCAGCATGATAGAAGTGTGTGTCACCAAGGTAGACTCTTGATTCATCAAATGGTTCGAAGTCATGTCTTGGAGAGCCTACTCCTCTCTGATCTATTGAGATCTTCATTCCCTGGGTTGATACAAATGGTGACACAACTCCGGGCGCAAACATCTCATACTTGGAATTTGGATCACCATGACTCTGGCCGAGAACATCATCCTGATTTGGAGATGCTATCCAGTTATCCAAATACTTGTCATGATCAACTCTCTGAAGGACATCTGCGTAATGCACATCGTCTGCCGGACCAAAGATAATCTCCCTAGTAGAATCGTAAGGGCTTATGGGTGAATTTCCTAATGTTACTGTTCTGCCAGTTGTTCGAAGTATTGTTGGGTATGATCCTGTGGCATTATCCCTCTCATTAAGAATAACACGATAGGGATTATCTAGATATCCAGATCTAATATCATCTGATATGTTTTGTTGAGAAAGAGTATATAGAGCCTTTATCTCATTTTCTGAAAGTATGTTGCTCCAGATGGCTACGTCAGCTATTATCCCTGAGACACCAGCAGCGGCGGTGCCGTCGCCGGCACCTATGTAGGCGTCATTATTGTATATACCCTTCCAGGTCCCAGATGCCGCGGTGGTGTTGGGAAAAGCACCCGGTGATTCACCATTTATGTATAGCTGTGGATCTGCTGACACGCCGGCACCGGGATTGTATGTTATGGCAATATGCGCCCATTCATCAATTGGGAGCGGTTGCGTGGTTGTTTCCCATAGCGCGCGCGAGTTGGTGGAGCCGGTCCAGTTAGCAGTGAAATAAACATCACCGTCGGTTCGTATGATAATCCTGAACCCACCAAGAAGACCAGGGCTCCCAAAAGAAAATAACCTTCCTATATTGCTGGTGGCGACATCCATCTTTACCCAGGCTGCCATTGTCACTTGACTTGTTCCAGTGAGTCCTATTCTTGATTCCCAATCTCCCCCAATATCAACATCATCGCCACTCCCCACCGCCTCATCTTCAAATTTACAAACTCCCGTCTGTATTGTCTGACCTTCGGGGCCAGTCGGGATTGCCGTAGCCGCCTCGAAGGAAGGCCTTTCTTGCGCTGAATTAAATGTACCATCCCTAAAGTGTGGACTGCTATCTAGAGCATCTCCTGAAATTGAAACATCCTCATTTAATCTCCACCAGCCTTCGAGTGAATCTTGTGATGCGTACTTATATTGCGTGCCGGAGCCCGCCTCTGTGACGTCAAATTCCTTATTAAGGTCATACTGTAGATTTTTTATAATTCTTGGCATTACTTCAACAATCCCCCATAGGCAATGGAATCTGTTCCATTAACCCACTGGTTTCCAGTTCCAACCTGATCCACGACATAGTTTCCGCCTCTGTATATTTTTCCGACTGTTGCTGACTTTCCAAATATACCCAATCTTGGCTCATCGATAAACGATCCCCTAGCTACTGACGGCGGCTGGAGCGTTTTTGAAGACTTTGTAGAGTGGATATCTGGCGGTGTGTCATCAAAGGGCCTGATTACAGCTAACTCTTCATCTGCATATCCTTCAGCTGGAATTTTAAAGTCACCTTGTCCCATTGCTATATTCTGATTATCAATAAATGGTGTCATTCCTTTGTCAAGCGCGTCGTAGAAAAGAATAAATCTTGTTATTACAATATTCTTGCCGAGAAGCTCTGGGCCAGAAGTCGGCATTATTGCACCCTTTATAGAGTGAGCTAGTACTGGGCCGCCTATTGATCCATTAGTCAGTGATTCCCTTATTGAAAGTGGCTCAATTATACTATCCATCCTTGCAGGATCTAGCCAGTTAGGGCTCAATAGAACAACTGGGTATCGCTGGGTTCCCGGATCTTCAATATAAGCTACTGGATTCATTATTCCCTGGATATCATCAAACGGAGCAGGACCTGGACCTGATGAATATCCTGGCTTAAGTGCAGGAGCTGGATCTTCAAATAATTTTGGCTGTCCAAAGTGATTTGTCTCTATAGTTGGATCAAATCTTTGTCTCGTGCTATATGGGAATCCTCTATCTGAGAGCCATGGAGAGAGAATGCATGCGAAGTCAGAAGGATCTCTTACATTTACGCCTTGCCTGTATTTATTGACAGCATGAGTATCCATTCCGCCGCTTGACGAAATAATTAAAAAGCTCTGGCTTATATCAACCGCGCCTCTGTCTCTAAACGGAGTATCTGCCATTTCTTCCTCCTAATACTTGCATAACGATCCAGCAAATTGTGAAAGTAAAAGATTGCCCCTATCTGTATCCCTCTCTAGGGATAATAGATAAATGTCATCAAATAAATATCTAAATCTATTTCTTTCGAGCACATGAGACTCAATTACAAAATTTATTCCTAAGAATTTAGTCTTTCTTGGTATAAGTTGATAAACAAGCACACCTAGCGCAGAATTAAACCACTTATACATGTCAAAAAATATTTGATAATCTGGCTTCTCAGTCAATCTCTTAAAGTATATCTTTCTTGCTTGATCAATGTCTGGATAAAAATCATCAAATAATAAGTTTGTCTTTCCAAGTGCATTGTCGAAAAATTCAAGTGTGCCAAATATATTCATCATATCCTCATCAAGAGCCTTGACAGCTGAGAACTCTATTGAAAATCTTACATCATCGAATGGTTCTTCGCTTCTTAGAACTTCAAACGATGGAGCAGATGTTGCATAGGGGTAAAGATCTATAAGATCTGACGTTTCAAAGCTTCTAATTCTAACCTTATTATCTGTCTGTGCTTGATCAAATTTTGGAGAGAGATGACTGAAATAGAATGTCTCAGGCTTGATAACTACCTTTGAGGGTTCAAATCCTCCGCCTGAAAAGTGGAAATTATTTTGAGAAAAATCAATCAATTGTATTTCACCAGTCTCATTTGATGATGTTTCATCTTGATCAGTGGATACATCTACCCTAAGTCTTTCAAATGCCCCTGTCGGGTACACATCAAAGTTAAAATTAACTCTTGGATCAGATACACCTACTGATTTAAAATTTCTAACGTGTTCATACCAATTTTTCTTTAACAGGCGTTTTGACCAAAATCTTATCTGGCTAACCTGGCCTTCGAAAGTAGTATACATTGCAAGAGATCTGTCACCAGACTTTGCACCTGGTCGTGTGTCTAGCAGGGGATCATTTAAAAATACGTCGGTGGTGGGTGCAGGAGACGTGAATTTTGACATACTCTGTGAGCCAACCGTTATCATCGTTCCAGAGGGATTTAATACATCATCTAGACTTTGAAAAACATTGAGGCCGCTTGTTCTGCTTTCTCTAAAGAATGATGATGTAGCATGTGTTGCCTTTAGCTCTCCAAATGCTTGTCTTGCCGCTCTAAGAAAATAAGAAGAAGATCCCGCAGTAGATACTACAGATCCCAGATATTTTGTTGAACTTGTCTCAATTTTCTCATCTGATCTAGTCCTTCCAAAAGAAATATTCCATAAGTTTCCATCAAATATATCGGGTCCGACTAAATCCATCTTTAAAAGAGGATCATTTCCTTGCAATCCCGGTCTCATATAAAGTCTAATTGTTGATCCACTTCCAGATAAACTATTTTCCGTCCCAGAAAGAACAAGTAAATTTGCAACAGCTATACCGTGGTTGAATACAGCCGGATCTGCTATGACCTCACTAGCTGATACATGCAGCCTTGCCAAGCACTGGTATTGGCTGTATGTTCTTCCTGGTGCACTTGAAAATTGATAAATTCCCTCATATGCAAATGATCCCGACGTAAGCAGACCATCATCGGGCCTGTCATAAATGCCATGTGGAAAAAACTTCTTTTTATCAATGAACGAAGGAGTAACTGGTGTGCCGTCCCTTACAAAGATTGCGCTTGACGGAGAGGGATATCCCACCTCAACTCTAGATGAAGATAAAAATGGCGATATTATATGGGGAAAGTTAGAAATATACCCTTGAGGCGTTGTTGTTCCTGGTCCCTTTCTACCCAAGCTTCCAGAAAAATCAATCGATGATGCTACCTCTGACTTTGTCTCACGAAGACCGACGAGCTCTCTTTTAGTTGGTCCGCCATACTCCCTGATATTCATTAAATTATCTGGATTGATTCCAGCAGCTCGTATAAATGCCTTAATACTATAGATGGTTCCCTTTGAAACTATTATTTCATTGAGATTTATTAATATTCTTCTCCATATCTCTGTCTGAATATAGTTTAAAGCATGAAGTGATTTTGAATAGTCATCATCTATATTCTCTCCATCAACATACTGGGTCGGGTCTGTATCTGGAAACATGGGAGGAAGATCTATTCCATAATAATTTGCAACGAATGGTAGGAATTTAGATGCCACTGTTTCAGTGTCATCATAGCTGGGGTGTATCAGATCAGAAAAGTGATCAATAAACACCTTGATTTCATCAAAAAACTTACTCCATAATAATAAAAATGCTGTCAAGTATTGTGCTGAGCCTATTTTTGCAGATCCGGGTATCGAGTTTGCCGTGACTGGATTAGATATATTCCCTTCTTCATCTTGAAAACCTTGAGCTTCTTGTCCCTCAAGAAGAAAGTGTGATGGTATAAGCTTCGTAATAAGATTTGGATTTACTGAATCATAGTAGCTTGCGCTAGAAAGCATTTTGATATTAAGATTTCCAACTTTTTTAAATGATGGAAATAATATTGGGCAACGCTTGAGAGTTTCAGCAGTCATCGGATTAGAAATAGACCCAGTAGCTCTTAAATCATATTTAAAAAAGTTTGAAATTCTGCTATGAAGAGAGTTTCCAGAGTGATCTAAAACGACATCCTCTACATTGAAAGACCCGCTTGGTTCATTAAATTTAAAATATAGCTTAAGGTCATCGGAAGCAAATATTCCCTTTCTTGCTTCAAGTTTTTGAACATCTGGTGGCCTTACTCCGTGGAATATTCTTACTTCGTCTATCGAGCCAGACAGAGTTTGCTGTGGAATGAAAACTTCTCCGCTGCCGGCCCCAAAATCAAAATATCGTGGTGTGTGAAATGTAGATCCTGAGCCTATGTACAGCGGTGCCCTGTCTAAAGATAGACTATCGAGCTCAAATCCCATAGGTGAGATAGCAACAAGTGACTCACTCACATAGATTTGTAAATTTCGCGTATTGTCTCTATCATATGTTGCACATATATGACTAAACTTACCCCTCTCTATTGAAGCGCTTACTGCCATCCTAGCAGATCCTGAATTAACAGAAAATATTACGTCGGGATCCTGGCCAGCTGACGCTGCATTTAATGCTACTGTTACACCAAGATGATTAGATTTTCTTTTTTGAAATATTATTTGACGACCACTGTCTTCTTCTGGCGGTCTAAAAAAGAACTCGAATGAAAAAGGCTTTGTCTTAAAGTCAATAACTGCAGCTCCATCATTCTTCTTTGAAAAATCTGGAAATTGATATCCGGTGCTATCAAAAACTTTAATAACAGTTCCAAGGTGCGGAGAGTGTCCTCCCAGTGGGTTCTCTGTTACCGATGTTCCAGATAATAGAAGAAATCCATTATTTTTAGGAAATATATCCAGTATATAATTTTCATATCCCGTAAGAGAATCTTCAAAGGCCTCAACCTCTCTTTGTGATCCATCAAACGGATATTCATTAACAATTCTATCGAATGCTACATTGACTTTCGATTGAGCAGAATTAAAAAATGTATGATTTTCAAATTTTGACCAATCTAGCGGGATTTCTTGTGTTGATTTTACTCCCGAACCAGGATCATCATATCTGAAAGAGGAGGTGCTTCCGAAGTTAGTATCAGTTAATGATCTTAAAGACTTTGGTGAAGTGACTGAATACTTTGATTCATCTCTTGAAACAGCGGGACTAAATAATTTAGGCCTCTTTGTCTTGCCCAGTGTTCTATTACTAGCCATATTTTTCCTAAACTACTCTAAAGTGAGCTGCTACATCAGTAAAAATTTGATTCACTCCTGAATCTATTACCATAAAATCGAAAGTATATAGTCTTCCTTTGAATAGGGAGTCCATATAATACGTAAAATACATTCCGTTAGAATCTGTTGAGCAAAGAGTTCCACCATTTTCTGTTTCGAATGGAATTATTACATCTCCTGAATCTACGTCTCTTACCCTGTAAAATAATGATGTCAATATTTCGCTGGGTGTGACGAAGGGTAACTTCTTGTATCTTACGGGCCTGTCTATATTTTCAGCAAATACTCTAAACTTAACAATATCAGTGTTTCTATACTGCGGCTGCATATTTGTTATATTTACTATTAGTCTTGCTGATTGATTACTAAATGAAGTTCTATTGACACTATTGATAACGAAGCTTGATGTGAGATATCCGACTATTCCATCAAGAGATTCCCATATCTCAGTAAATGTTGCTGATCCTGCATTTTTAATTTCATTTTCTAAAGCACTTTTCTGCCTAATTTCGCCTGAATTAGAAGACGTGAACTGAGACACTGCGAATGATGCAGAATATATTCCAGTTATAAAATTATCTCCCACCTTGTGCTGTGAGGCAGTTATTATCTTTTCAAAGAATGTTCCTCGGCTCCATGATCCAGTCCTTAATCTCAAAATTAACGAATTATTTCCGGTTATTTTGCGAGCCCATGCCCCAGATACAATATTTGAATATGACCCCCTGTGATAGTTATTTAAAAATAAGGATCCGGAGAGATTGAAGAAAAATGATCTATGATGATCCTGGATAGTATCATTATATAGCACCTCTATCCTTGGCCTGTTAGAGTAGTCAGATGTTTGCGTGGATGCAAATCTTTTGACGAATCTTGTAACTTTATCTGTTTCTTGTGATCCCGAATAGGATATTCTAAACCCATGATCGGGAATTAATCCCTTCATTACTCCTGATATTATTGTCGTTATATCTACACTTAGATCTTCCTCACCTGTTGAAAATGTTTGCTGACGCCAGAGATCGACGATACCATTTCCGTCATTTAGATTTCCGCTAGATATTATATCAATATCATCATTTGTAGTATTTAACAATCCTATCTTATTTGCTCCCGGGTAAGTCCACGGAATTGCAGAATTTCCAGATATAGATGCAGTTATAAAGTTACATGAATCTAGATCTGAGAAGCTTACTATATTTCTGCCCATTCCTTCATCAAACGATCTAGATAGCGGATAAACTATTAATTTAAAATTGGACGGGCATGTCTGTCCACCATACACATCAAACATCTTTAACGTGCACTTAAACGAAGGATGTCCTATATCTAATATTGATGATGTTAGAACCCTTAGAGGATTTAGATTGAACTTTACCAAACCCCTGCTCAACTCTATAGGTGAGGAATCAGACCCAGATATTGATTCGGCGTATAGTTTAAAAATATCTATTGACGCAGCCTGGCCCACATTTGCATCAGTTGCTCTAAAACTATTTCCAATAATTTTATTGGTTACATATGAATCTTTGCTGGCACTTAAAATTCTAAACATTTTTTATCTCGCTGAGCCGTTGACATCATCATCAGGATATTTCAATTCAATAATAGACCCAGGTGGGGGTACTATGATCCCTCTATCAGTATGAGATGCTATAGAGAAGCTCTCATTGCTATATGATCTCTCATTAACTGTTCCAGATAAATTAGTGACATCAAATGAAACCAGCGATATAACTCCTTGTTGATTTAGTATAATGTTTACTAGGTCTGCTGTAACTATAGGCTGATCTATTTGAAAATTATCCAAAGACATATATTTCTTAATGGAACTGTTAATTGATTGTATTGTTAGAGTTTTATTTGAAAGAGAATCGACAACAACACTATATGTTATTCCTATATTTAAAACCATTGCATCAACAATATCTATTGCATCTGATATTAACCTATACTGATTGAGATATTCTCTTAAATTTTCCTTTAGTGAGTCTGGAGAAACAATTAATTTGCCACTTGAATTTCTACTGATGATTGCTACAACAGATGTTAGAGGATTATTGGGATTATCCCTAACACCTACACGAAAAACTCTTCCAAAGTTAACTGGCATTGTGTATATTCTTGCTACAAGATCAGCCTTTGTAACGATTCTTGACTGAGAATTTCTAAATGCTAGTGCTGCGGATTTAAGCTCATTTAAAGTCATTGCTGCTTCACCGCCCTTTGCACTATTTTCATTATTAGCTTCTACAGATCCTCTTACTGATGCTATTGTACTAGAAGGTGTTGTTGAAGCAAACTTAGTCTTCAAGATTGATACTGTCTTTATTGCTCCTGCTGAAACATTATGAGATAGTCCTCCGCCAGATCTATACCTCACTGAAAGTGTGGTATTTCTTGGGGCGATACCGAGTGTTCGAGTTAGCAGTAGCTTATTTGGATCAAGAGTAAATCTTGAAAAAGCTTTCTTCTTTCCATATAGCGGGAGAGCAATATCACTTGGATCTGGAAGTGCATCATCATCAGTTCCTTCTGCGCTGCCTCCTCCAAATCTTATTGTTGTGGATCCGGTTCTTCTACTTGTAGTTTTTACAAATCTATAGGGTGCGGGTATCATCTCAATATTTTCAGAAACTAAGTCAGAATCATATCCCGTATTACTAATTCTTTTAAAGACTGTATCTTGCGTTAAGGATGATACCTCGTAGTAATCTCTCCCTTGAGAATCTCTAATTGAAGTAATTTCCGAAATGTTTTTTCCAGATAGCTTTATTGTTCTAAATGGAGAAAATGTATCTGGTATGGTAAATGACTCTGACATTGAGATGCCTGATGTACATCTTCCTACTAGCTTTAGAGCAAATGATGTAGGATTTCCACTTCCATCTGATTTCATTGTAGAATAGGTCGCTATAAAATTTCCAGCTGAATCTTTCTTTCCAAAATTTAAATCATCGTAAAGTTCAAACTTTACTCCTGTATTTGCTGATAAAATTGTTCCTGCGCGTATTATCGGGAGAGAACTTAATTTTGGAACATATTCATTGTTCATCAATTGAGCTGGCGCCTCTAGATAAAAGCTAATATCAACAGTCGATGGTGCTGCTCCCTGTATTTGAACGCCGGCACCTCTAACAAGCCTCTCTATATTGCTACTTTCAACCGCAGTAACAATATCTAATTCATTAAATTGATGATCTAGATAGAATGACATGTTATCGCCAATATATGCAGCCATCTCTATGAACAGTCCTGCCAGACCATTCTCAGTAAAGTCATTTATCTTATCTTTAAAGTAAATCTGTCCATACTGAGTTAACTCAGCACGAAATGCATCAAAATCTTTGTTGAGATATGATCTCTGATTCGATCTTAAGTTTTTTAAATTATTCTTCTTAGAGCCCATTGATTTTTATCCTATATGCAGAGAATTGAAACGTTTAGTGCTCTCTCGCCTATTCGTAGCTTTGGAACACTATATTTTACCACTATATTTACTTTTGTCATACTAACTGGAACTCCTTCCTCTGGACCCGGTACTGCGTTTAATGTTCCGCCAGCATCAGAGGCGAATGTACTCAGCTCAACGAAGGGCATGTGTTTTCTTACTGCAGTACTTATGCTCTCCATTGCCACAGCATCAAAATCCATGATATTATTAAGTTCAGCTAGCAGAGGTCTTAAATTTGCCCCATACCCATAATTTCCCAATCTCTCTCCGCTGTTTGTTAGAATTAGATTTTTTAAATTATCATCAATCTGTTCCACAGGGTTAAAGTGCATCTGAAATATGCCCGATCTCCCTGTTCCGAGCTCTAATGGTGTTTTTATACCATACGGCTTGGGATCAACTGTCTTTAATAGA